AAAAGATCGCCGCGCAGCTCGGCCCCGGCGTGCTGACCCGCAACGCCGTCATCGGCAAGACCCACCGTGAAAAGATCAAGCTGCAAACCCCGCCCAATGGCGTGGTCGGCCGCGAGCACAGGGCGCGGGAACGGTCGCGGCCGGTGGTCGATACGCCGATCTCGGCGTTTCGCCGGTTGGCGCCGGTCCGGCATGACCGCGGGGTGCCGTACCTGCAGCTGGAGCGCTGGCACTGCAAGGCGCTGCTGGACGGGCGCGGTCGCGACGGGCTGCCGTTGTGCTGCGGTCGGCTACGCTGGCGGGACACGCCGTATTGCTCCGACCATTTGCAGCTCTACACCACGCACGCCTATGCGCCGCGGCACCGGAGGGCAGAATGATGGATGAGCCGAAGTATGTGACGACGGACGGTCGCTATATAGTCAAGGCGACGGATCTCATGGCGCGCACGATCACGCTGGCAGGGCCGGACGGGCGCAAGGCGGTGATTGATTTCGGCGGGCCGAGGGTGACGTACAGCGGTGATCTACCGGTGGCGTCGAGCGCGCGGGTGTTCTTCGAAGCGGTGGGCGAGCTGTTGAAGGGACCGAAGTCAGAATGAGGCCGATCGGATGTTTTGTGTCGTTGTTCACGTTCGTCGCCAAGCCCGAGGAGATCGAGCAGGACCGGCAGCGGCTGGAAGCTGAGCATGACATGGCGGTCGCCGTGGTCGAAATCGAACATCCGACGCTGTCGGGAACAGTGTGCACCCGCGTCACATGGCAGGAGGACGAGATGGCCAAAACACCGATCGGACCGCGCGAGGCGCGGCTGCGTGAGCTGCGCGAGGCGCGGGTGGCCAAGAACAAGAAGCCGATCGATCGCAAGACCAAGCCGACGGTCAAGCCGAAGGGCAAGAAGCGGGGGCGGGGATGACGGGCAAGCAATTGACGCTGACGCGGCGCGAATGGGCCAAGCGGCTGAATGAACAATGGGATGAGATCCGCGAGAGCGCGGTGCAGGGCTTCATTCAATTGGGCCGCGAGCTACATCAAGCCAAGGTTGATCTGGCCGCACATGGGCAATGGCAAATGCTGCTGGAGCGCGATCTGAAATTCAACCCGAACACCGTGCGCGCCTTCATGCGGATTGCGACATGGATCGAAAACGTGGGCAATGCCCACGTTTTGAAGCAGCTGCCGCCGGACTATACCACCATCGATAAGATGACACGCCTCAATGAGATCACCTTCAAGCGGATGATGAAGGACGGTAGGATCTGCCCGAGCCTGCAACGCAATGATGTATCGAAGATATTACGCCTGGAACGCGTCGGCGCGGATGAGGAACGCATCTTGGAACTCGGGCCGCGCGAGGGAAAATTTAACACGATCGTCATCGACCCGGCCTGGGACTATGAGTGGCTGTCGATCGCGGCCCGCGCCAAGCCGGGCTATGCGATGCAGACGATCGAGAGCCTGCGCGAACTGGATGTTCGGGCATGGGTCGACGAGGAAGAGGGCTGCCATTTGTATTGCTGGACCACCAACAATTTCAGCTATGAGGCGCACAAGCTGGTCGAACACTGGGGCTTCCAGCATCGTACCATTCTGACGTGGATCAAGCCGCCGCCGTTCGGTCTCGGTTCCTACTTCCGCAATTCGACCGAGCAATGTCTCTTCGCCACCTTCGGCGACACCACGACGCGGCCGGCGGCGTCGAGCATTCCGACACACTTCGAGGCACCGCGTGGGGAGCACTCGGAGAAGCCGGAGAAATTCTACGACATCGTCCGTGCGGCATCGTATCCGCCCTATGGCGAGGCCAACCAGCGCACGCCGCGCGAGGATTTCACCGACCTGTTCGAATTGCAGGAGGCAGCCGAATAATGTTCCGACGCGATGACGCTTTCCAGCGCGAGATGCGTGACCGTTTGCTGGCGCCGTACTTTTACGAGCACTACTACGCCGGCCACTATGAATTCCTCCATCACACCGACCCGCGCGGCGCCGATACCGTGGTGCACGCGCGCGAAGGCGACAGGTTGGTCGAGGAAAAGATCGTGCGCTGGCCAGTGGACAAGACCACGCTCAAACCATGGGTGCCGCGGCTGTGCGGCCACAGCGCGCTGGCGCTGGAAACGGACAGCTGCACGGTCGAGGGTCATGAGAAAAGCGGCTGGATGGACACCAGCAATGCCGACTATCTACTGTATGGCTTTGCCACGTCCTGGCGCAAAAACGCTTTGGTCTGCTATCTGATCGAGATGCAGCCATTGAAGCAATGGTTCTGGCCGCGCGTGGAACGCTTCGCACCGACGGTCACCGATCAGATCAACCGCTCGCGTTGTCGCGTGGTGCCGATCGACGACATCATGGAAAGTGGAGTCTGGATTCGGCGCTATCAATGTGAGATGCCGCCGGGTGACAGCTATTGTGAGATATGCCATGCGCCCGGCCCGTTCGGTTTCGGCGTCAACCTCCGCGCCGGCACCGGCCGGTTCTACTGCCGCGCCCATCGCGAGGAGGGAGCCAAGCGCAATGGCGCAACCATTCGACGGTGACACGCTGATTGCAGGGTTGATTCTGTGGCCCTTTTTTGGGTTGCGCCGTGCTGGCCTTTCTTGACGACGAACAACAGAGCCTGCTGCGCTGGGTCAACCGCTGTCCGATAGCTGGTGGCTATGTGCTCGCGCTCTACTTCTGGCCAGCGGTGGCAGCGGCGGTTATCTGGGCGCGGAGGCAAACAAGGAGACACCGTGGCGCAATTATCCGAAGATGATCGCCGTACAATGTACGCAGACGGGCTGATGTTAAAGGAGAAGGTTATCGAGCTGCGACGTCAAATTAGCGCGCTCGATCTTCAGCTTGCACCGATCTGGCAAAAGGAACGCAACCTGCGAGAACGGATTCAGGCGACTCATGGTTTGCCACCGCACTTCAACCCGGATACCGCATTAGATCGCAAGCCATTATTTGAAGCGTTACTGCAGATATCGGTTGAACATGGTTTCACCAAGACAACACGGAATGACTTCAACCGCCAAGCCCGCGGCTATACCAACGAATTGAAAGCGATCATAAGCGCGCTGGACAAGGACGCTAAGAAAAATGACGTTCAGCGGTAACATCCTGGCGCTCGACCTCGCCACCCGCACCGGCTGGGCGTTCGGCCGGCCCGGCGAGACGCCGACGTTCGGTCGCTTTCTGCTGCACGGCGACAAGCCGCAGCGCTATCGCGAGCTGCGGGCGTGGCTGGCGCCGCAGCTCGATCAGTGCGCCCGCGTGATCTATGAGAGCGCCGCGCTGCCGATGCTGATGATGGGGCGCACCAACACCGACGCGATTCGGTTTTTGATCGGCTGCTGCGAGCACGTCGACGAGCTATGCCACGGCGTGGTCGAGCTGTACGAGGTGCGCGTCGCCGCGGTCCGGGTGCACTTTATCGGCGCCAATTTGAAACGCGATCTGGCCAAGGCAAAGACGCGCGAGCGCTGCGAGGGGCTGGGCTGGCGGGTGACCAATGACGACGAGGCCGACGCCTGCGCGCTGTGGAGCTACGCGGTTTGCACGGCGCGGCCGGATCTGGCGCACACCCATTCGCCGCTGTTTCGGCCGAAGCGTCGGCTGATCGATAAGCAAACCTTACCATCCTGACATTGCCGCGAAATGATAAGCATCCCTTTGCGTGCTGCGCCGACGGGGGCGGCGGCCGCGCCCTTGTCCGTTGGTACAATACAAGCGCTGGGGGTTAAGCGGCTGGTATCCCACTAGATATGTGGCTGGGCCGTCATAAAATGTTTAACAAACCGGCTAGACAAACCGGCTGAGGGGCGCAAAGTGCCGGCTTCGAAGCACCTTTCGAAAAATGGCCCGCCCCGTTGATCGCGGAGCGGGCCGAAAGACCGATGCCAAACTTCGCGGGAATGGCAAAGGAACGTGGGGTACCAAGTAACAACCTCACAGTATCCTCGCAAGCTCCTCCCCGCAAGTAAAAGTTCCAAAGGCATCGGTGACGGGCATTGGCCATCGGCCACCGGACCCCCTTTGCCCGTGTTTGCACTGCCCACAAGGGCCAGCTGAGCTGGTGGGTTGGGATGCTGCACAGGGCACGGGGGAGGGCGCAGCTCGATTCCCCCAGCAGCCGCACCAAGGTGCGAAAAAGATCGGGCCGGGATGACGCCACCTTGGCTAGGGCGTCGCCTATCCGCAGGAGCGGTAGGGACACGGTTTGTTCTATGGGACAAAACTAACCCTACTTCTGTCTCGCTTCCCGGATCGCCGCAGCGTCGCTGTCTCGTCAGCGCGCTTAGGTGGACTCTATCCACAAGGACGCTCTCCAAGGTGAAGTAAGGAAGCAAGAATCTTTTCCCTTACTTAACAGTAGTAGTGTTGAGAGAGGGGAGAACATGGGGAACCTTAATTGACGCGGAACAATGATAAGCAACGCTTGACATTTGAAACCACGGAAACCACGATCGGCAATCAGGAGCGCACGCCATGAACATTGAACGAATGCTGGATGCGATGCCGCTGGATTTTCCGGAAGCCACCGTCGGCCTGATCGATGCATTACACGACTACATCCGGTGCTGTGACAATCTAAAGGCGGACTGGGTTTGTGAAGATGATGATCGGGTCAGTGATCATATGCAGACATGCAAGCTGCTGCTGACGGAGCTGGAGGGCTGGCAGGTGGACATGAATTTGTCCGGGCTGATCAAACGTCGAGGGGTGTAGCCATGAAGGCGATGGCTACTGATATGATCCCATCAGCCTGTCCGAGCTGCGGTAAGGTGTTGGATGCGGCAACACATCCCACAGCCGATGATATCCGACCGAAGGTCGGTGATATTTCGATCTGCTTTTACTGCGGGAATTTGATGGCGTTCGGCGATGAGCTGACGCTGCGCAAGCTTACCGATGCAGAAAGTAATCAGCTTGCCGATGATCGTGGCGTCATTGCGCTTCAGCGGGTGAGGGCTGAGTATTTCAAGGCAAAGGAGGGCGATCAATGAACCATGATCCGATCGCGGCGGAATGGCGCCAGGAAATGAATGATGTGGCCGCGCTGCTGGACGAATATTTCAACGGCAGAGGTCATCCGAAGCGCGTCGGCTTTGCGCTGCTGACCTACAATTTCGGCGAGGCCGGCCGTGTCAATTACATCGGCAACGGCGTCCGCGGCGACGTGCTGGTGGCGCTCAAGGAATTGGTAGCGCGGTGGGAAGGCCGCGATAGTGAACCGGAGGGCAAGCAATGAGTAAGCGCATGAAAAACCGAGAACAGATCGAACGCATTGCCACCGAAGTGAGCAAGAGGGTCGCCGATGACGGCAGGTTGATCGAGGCCGGCTGGACTGGCTATCGCGTGCTGGTATTGCCGGCGGACGCGTCAGCGGTGCAGATCGATGAATGCCGCATGGCGTTCATGGCCGGCTCGCAGCATTTGTTTTCATCGCTGATGAACATCCTCGATCCCGGCGAAGCGGAGACACAAGGCGACATCCACAAGATGGAATTGATCGAGCGGGAATTGCGGGTCTTTGGGCGCGAGATGGAGCAGCGGATCACCGGCACCAAGGGATCGGCATGATGAGCGAGCGCGAGGAAAGCTATCTCGGCGACGGGCTGTATGCCTCGTTCGACGGGTTCATGTTCACGTTGCGGGCACCGCGCGAGGATGGCGACCATTGGGTGGCGCTGGAGCCGCAGGTGATGGAAGCGTTTCTGGCGTTTGTCATCGAGAAGCAAGGCAAGAAGGACCTACGGATCGAGATGCGATATGAATGATAGCATCACCGAGACCGACAAGCTGCACTGCGCCGAGCGCGAGCTGCTGTACCGGCGGCGGGTGTACGCGCGGCTGATGCAGAACGGCAAGATGACGCCGAACGTGGCGCGGCGGGAGATCAGCCTGATGGAGGCGATCGTGGAGGACTACCGGGTGCGCAGCGAATCGGAGCGACTGGTATGAGCGCTAGGGCGAAGCACAAGGAATTGAAGCTGACACCTGAGATGCGTGAGATGCTCCGACGTCGGACGATGCCTTTTCTCGACAGTGTGGGTTTAGATAAGCCCGTTAGCTTCCTTTTGCAGGAAACGTACCTGCAGGGCATGAGGGATATCATACAAGCAATGGAGGAGATGGAGCTAATATGAGCGAGCTTCGCCCTTATCAGACCGAAGCGATCAACGCGTTGCGCGACAGCATTCGCGGCGGCGTCAAGCGGATCGTGCTGCAGGCACCGACCGGGGCTGGCAAGACCCTGATGGCGTCGACGATCGGCAACGGTGCGCATGCCAAGCGCAAGCGGCTGGCGTTCGTGGTGCCGGCGATCTCGCTGATTGACCAGACGCTGGAGGCGTTCGCGGCCGACGGGCTACGAGATGTCGGGGTGATACAGCAGCGCCACATCATGACCGATTGGGTCAAGCCGATTCAGATTTGCTCGATTCAGACGGTAGCCAATCGCGGCTTTCCGGACGCCGATATCATCATGTTTGACGAATGCCATGTGCTGTACAAGGCGCACAAGAATTGGCTGGCGGACGCGCGGTTTGCCGACAAGCTGTTCATCGGGCTGTCGGCGACGCCGTGGGCCAAGGGGCTGGGGCAGCATTTTCATAGCCTGCTGACGGTGACCACCACGGCGGAGCTGATCGGCGACGGCTACCTGTCGCCGTTCAAGGTGTTCGCCACCGGCCATCCGGACCTCAAGGGCGTCAAGATTACGGCGGGCGAATATCAGCAGGATCAGTTATCGGAGGCGATGCAGCGCGGCAGTCTGAGCGCCGATATCATCGAGACCTATCAGAAGCAATGGGGCCAGGGTCAGACGCTGTGCTTTGCGGTCGACTGCGCCCACGCCAAGGCCCTGCAGGAGCGGTTCGAATACGCCGGCATCAAGTGCGGTTATCAGGACGCCGAGACGCCGCTGGACGTTCGCAGCAGCATCAAGCGGATGTTCCACAACGGCACCTATCAGGTCGTGGTCAACGTCGACACCCTGACGATGGGGGTGGATTGGGATGTGCGCTGCCTGATCTTGGCGCGGCCGACACGCAGCGAAATGCGCTATGTGCAGATCATCGGCCGCGGCCTACGCACCGCGCCGGGCAAGCAGCGGCTGGTGATCCTCGATCACAGCGACACCACGCAGCGGCTCGGCTTTGTCACCGACATCATGCATGACGAGCTGGACGACGGCACGCCGAAGCCGAAAGCGGCGGCGGTGCCGCGCGACAGGCTGCCGGTGGAATGCAAGGTGTGCGGCGCGCTGCACCCGCCGAACAAGAACCGGATCTGCCCGAACTGCGGTGCGCTCAACAAGCTGCAGAGCAACATCCTCGAAAACGACGGCGTGCTGATCGAGATCGACCGCGCCGACATGCTGCGGACGATGAAGAAGGCCAACCGGGAGTGGTCGACGCTCGATAAGGCGCAGTTTCTCTCCGAGCTGCAGGCCTATGGCCGCTATCACGGCTACAAGCCGGGCTGGGCGGCGAACAAGTACCGCGAGAAGTTCGGGGTCTGGCCGAACGGCATCGAGCGCTACGCCAAGCCGATCAACAGCATTTCGCCGAAGGTGATGGCATGGGTCCGCGCCGGGCAGATCAAGTATGCGAAGAAAGCGCGGGCGTTATGAGCGAATCACGAGCTGATCACGCTGGAGCTTCGCAAATTTCGACTGGGCGGATCATGTACGTTTGCAGCGATTGCGCTGATGGTTGCCCGGAGGAATGCGGGCACTACGATCGCGACGAGCTACGCTTGCTGCCGGATGGCCGATGGCTTTGCGATAGCTGCTTTGATGATACGACGCAGCTCGAACGCGGCAACGCCGACGAGGATGAGTACCTGCATTGGGGCGACTTCCTAGCGCCGCCTGAGTACGTACCAAAATGAGAGTGAGGGCGCTGTGACGGCGAATGGCGACGTGCTTTGGGAGTTGCGCCATCTGGTGGAGTTCGCACCGTCGGATTGGGTTAAGGGCACTGCAACAAGAGCGATCGACTGCATCGAGGAAGCTAGTGGCCTGATGGCGGAGGCGAACATTAGCCTGCGTCAGGCGACCACGACCATGGACATGGCTCGCGAGCGGATCGAGGTACTGGAGGCGGCGCTGCGCAGGATCGACGCTATCAACGACAATCCGGCGTGCTTCCACAAGGACATCGACGATGTGATTCGTATCGCCTTCGCACCGGAGTCTAGCTCGCCATGATCAGCCGCACCAATCAGGCTTTCACCTGCGCGATCTGCCACAAGCCGTTCGACGAATATGGCCACCATGCTATGCCGGTGGCGACGGGGCGCGCCTGCAACGCCTGCAACGATACCGTGGTAATCCCAGCGCGGCTGAAACGGAGGCACCATGAGGACGATCGCGGACAAGCTGGGAATCGGACCGCAGCGCAGATCGGATCGCGGCGCTGATGGGATCTGGACCGTCACCGTCACGCCGCCGGGCTGGAGCGGCTTTACCGCCTCGACGGTGAGGCTGCCGCCCGATCAGCACGCGCGCTATCTGGCGTGGCTGGCCGGCGACGGCCTGATTCAGGAGCTGCTGCCCGAGCTGACGGACGCGGACCGCGAAATCCTGATGACCGGCATCGATGAGGCGCAGTGGCAGGCGGCGTTCGGAGACGAGGAATGAGCAAGCTGCCGTACACGATGATCGTCTCTAACGGTGCGGAGGCGCAACGCTGTCAAACCTGTTTTTATGCGCGGGGATACGAATACGGGTACTTGGCCTGCCATCGCAAAGCCCCGGAGCCGTACAGCTGGTATCGCCATTTTCTCGGTGAGCTGCTGCGCGACATCGCGTTGAGTCAGAACCAAATCGCTGGGTTCGCAGCGCCGACCCGTAGAGAGCTGACGGAGGAGGCCGGCGAGCAGGCCAGCGCCACCAACTGGCCGGACGTGGATCGCGATGACTGGTGCGGTGAATGGAGGGATGATGGAGGACGGTTCGCATCGCGAGTTTCTGCTGGCGAGGCTGCGGCAGGCGAGCTTGCAGGCGAAGCTGATCGAGGCGGAACTGACCTCGATCGGGGTAGCGCTGAAGGGCAACATGATCAGCCCGGAAACCGCGCTGAGGTGGGTACGTAACGAGGGGTTGCTGTGGATGGTGCTGCCGGTGCCGGAGGAGGTGATGGTGTTGGCGCCGCCGGTGGAACCGGCCGAAAAAGCGCCGTGATGGCCATCTCGAAGGCCGAAGCAACCCAATCCGAAATTGAGCCTGAATCGGCAACCGGAGTCGCCGATGGGCTATCGGCTGCGGGGGTTTTTTGCTAGCCCTACCAGCCATAGCAGCAAAGGGGTGCCGATGACGCTTTGGCTGGTGGTGCTGACCGAACCGCAACAGGAAATTCCCACCGTCTGGCGTCTTCATCTGCTTGGCCTCGAAATGTTCACCCCGGTGATCCGCCGCCGCATCCGGACGGGCAGGATTCGCCACGGCCATCCAGTGACCCGGCTGGTAGCGCGGCCGATGTTCCCAAGTTACGGCTTTATCCGGCAGGTCGGGCTGCGCGATAGCGATCAGCTGAAACGGCTGCGCGGCGTGCGCGACCTGCTGCGCACCATCGACAACGCGCCGGTGACGCTGCCGGAGGCGGCGGTCAACGCGATCTTCGCCAAGCAGCAGGAGATCCAATGCGACTTCCTGGCCAGCCAGCGCCGCCGCCGGTTCGCGTCGAGCTTCCATCTCGGCGACCGGGTGAGGGTGGACGATGGCGGGATCTATACCGGGCTGGTGGCCCCGGTGGATCGGATTGACGCCAAGGGCAGGATAGAGGTGCTGTTCGGCATGATCCGGCACACCTTGCCGCCGACCATGGTGGTCGCGGCATGATGGGGCCACGGGAACAGCGCCAGCTCGAACAGCGTGCGCGCCGGCTCGCCAAGTCGCAGCGCCTGGAGACCATCAAGCGATTCAACCGCCAGTTCGGCAAGCGCCATGTCAAAGCGACCACGGCAGTTCGAGGCGTCCAGGCGCCAGCGGGTGATCCAGCTGTATCGTGCCAAGCTGCCGGTCGCCGCCATCGCTGAGCGTTGCGCGGTGTCGCCGGCCTATGTCTCGAAAACCGCCACCGAGGAGGGCATCAACCGCAGGCCGCAAGACCCCTTGCGCCGGCCCCGCGCCGAGGTGTAGGTTCCCGCATGTTCCGGCGGCGCGCCCGCTGGTGTGATGGGATAGGTCGGAGACCAACTGCCGCTGTGCAGCTCTGTATTCAGCCGAACGGTTCGATCACGGCGGCTAGGTCCGCAACCCGCCACCGGCGCCCGCCGGTGGGGCGAAGCTTGACCTCTCATCATCAGTTATATTTCGAGTAATATTTTCGAGCGCAACGGGGTGCTATAGGGGCGGCTTATCATCTTGCCGCGCCCATAAGCATCGCTGGCAGCTATTCACAGCCTATCCTCAACAACGCAAACAACGAAAGGAAGCGCGATGTCCATCATTACAGTGCGACCCGGCGAGACCATCACCGTGATCGGCATGGCGGCCGATCCCAACGCACCGCGGCCGTCGCATCCGATCGCTCTCCCCGGTGATCCATGGTGGGGCGGCGGCGGTCCGGTCGATCCAGGCTATTCCCCGCCATGGGCGCAGGTGCCCGGCGGCGGCACGCGGCCACCGAACTGGAGCCCGATTCACCCGGAGCACCCGATCGCCAACCCGTTCCCGCCCTATGTTGATATCGGCGGACCGGGACCGCAGCCGCCATGGCCGACCGAACCACCACCGGTAAAGCCGCCTGAGCAGGAGGATGGCCATTGGGTCTGGGCGTGGTCGCCGCAGTTGAACCGCTGGGTGTGGGTGAAAATACCGGGCGAAGGCGAGGCTGGGCCTAAGACCACCGCATGACACCATTCGATCGCCGCGATCTGCCCTGTATTTTGGGCGTCGCGGCGATCGTGCTGGTGATACTGCTTGGGTCCTATTTGGTATCGGGGCACTGATGATCGAGTTCAATCCGAGTGATGACGTCCTCGATCATTTGCGCGTAGTTCTTCAGCTTGACCGCGAGTGTATCGCCGCTTTTGTCAGTGAGTACGTGGGACATGGCGCGCGTATAGGCGACCAGTTCGCGCATCGCCTCCAGCTCGTGCGGCGCTAATGTGACATTGTTGCGCGGTGTCGGTGTTTGGGCAACACCGCTTGAGGCTAGCCCGAGAGCATCAATCGCGTCTTGGAACACCTCATCATCTGGCCTGTCTCGATGCGCGCACATAGCCATAAAGGCGTCATGCAGCGCTGCCTCTAGCGCCTTGACACGATCTGTCAGTGTCGCCGTTGCATCGGGGGCCTCAATCGCGCGAACCGGGTGACCCTGCTGTGCCATCCATTCCAGTTGCCCTGAAAATATTGGAACCCACTTTCCGCTTGGGGCCTGAGCTTCTAGCTTCATAAGCTCAAACTGAGGGGGCCAATCGCCGTCAGTGGAGGGTGACGGTGTCGCCGCTGCATCTCGAATGCGGTGATAGCTCATCGTTTTCTCGTTGTATTTGAAGTTGGGGTCTGCATAGGCGGGTAGCGGTGTCACGATGTCAGGGGATGATTGCTTTGGCATTCATTTGTCCTCCGGTTTATAGACCTCGGCGCAGTTCCATTTCACGGTGTCCCGGCCGCGCGTTCGGCGGCGGGAGTTCTCGTGGACCCAGCAGATATTGCAGAGTAGCAGATAGACGTCGCTGATCGAATATACCCGCACCTCGCCGCCGCCGTACCGGCATTTGTCGCTGTCGCAATTCCAGTTCTTGTTCGGGTTTCGCATGGTCATTCTGCTCCCTTTGGATCAAGCCCTATGAATCAGCAGCCCGACGTTTCAGATGCGATTCCGATCACGACCGAGAACTGGTCACTGTCGCGGATTCGCGGCAACCCGAAAAACGCCCGGCGGCATCCCGCCAAACAAATCGAACAATTGCGTGCCAGCCTGCGCGAGTTCGGACAGCCGTTTCCGCTGCTGGTGCGTGAGGACGGCGAGTTGATCGCCGGTCACGGGCGGTTGCAGGCGATGTTGGCCGAGGGCTGGAGCGAGGCCGACGTGGTGGTGGCACGTGGCTGGACGCCGCAACAGTGTCGGCGGTTCGCGCTATTGGACAACAAGGTGACGCAGAATTCGGAATGGGATGACGGCATCCTGGCGGTCGAGCTGAGCGAATTGCAGGCGCTGTGCGTCGATGTTTCCGAATTGGGGTTTTCACAGCAGGATATGGCGCGGTTGATACCTCCCGCTCCGAAACCGCTGCCGTCGATCACCAACATCTTTCAGGTGTTGATTGAGTGCGAGGCTGAAACCGAGCAGGTCAGAATCATGGAGCTGCTGGAGCGTGAAGGGATTCCCTGCCGGGCATTGATCGCATGACCCATCAGATCATTACGCGGACCGTGCCGATCGAACGCACCATCCGGGTGCAGCAGCTCGAAGGCCTGTTCGACATTGCGCCGACGCAGCGCGCCGAGCTGCAATGGTCGGTCAACCTGCCGCTCGACGCCAAGGACTGGCATATCGGGTTGGTGTACGGCCCCTCGGGCTGCGGCAAGACGACGGTTGCCCGTGAGCTATTTCCCGACGCCTATACCACCGGCTTTGAGTGGCCTACTGGCCGATCGATCGTCGACGGCTTTCCGAAAGGTATGCCGATCAAGGATATCACCATGCTGCTCTCGTCGGTCGGCTTCTCGACGCCGCCGGCATGGCTTCGGCCACACCACGTGCTGTCGAACGGTGAGCAATTCCGCGCCACGCTGGCGCGGGCGCTCGCCGAAAAGCCGGCGCTCTGCGTATTCGACGAATTCACGTCGGTGGTTGATCGAACGGTCGGCCAGATCGGCAGCGCGGCGGTTGCCAAAACGGTGCGGCGTCGCGGCGGCAAGTTCGTCGCGGTGACGTGCCATGATGACGTGCTCGAATGGCTAGATCCGGACTGGGTTTACACGCCTGCGGACAATTCGTTCGCTTGGAGGTCACTTCGGGGACGACCATCGATCCAGCTTGAAATTGCCAGGGTGCATCACACGGCGTGGCAGCTTTTCGCACACCATCACTATTTGACGCCGGCGCTAGCCAGCTCGGCGATCTGCTTCGTTGGCTTTATCGACGGCCGCCCGGTCGCGTTTCATTCCTACCTGCCGTTCGTTGGACGGCTACCGGGCAGCAAGGCGTTTCGCGGCCACCGCTCGGTGGTGCTGCCGGACTTCCAGGGCGTCGGCATCGGCAACCAGATGATCACATCGCTGGGTTCAATGTGGGTGGGGCTCGGCTATCGCGCGTTTCGTAATACCGGTCACCCGGCAGAGATCGCAGGCGCGCGACGCGATCCGGCTTGGCGGATGACGCGCGCGCCTAAGATCAATCCGACCGGCACCAATCCAGCGGGCCAGAAGATGGCGCACGCCACCAACCGTGTCACCGCCAGCTTCGAATATATCGGGCCGAGAATGGATCGCGATACCGCCGCCGCCCTGCTCAACCGCGAGGTTGCTGTGGCGGCATGACCGAGGATAGCGTCGGGTTCATTTCGCGTTGCTACCAAATTGAGCCTGTGGATTTTGATCGAGGGGAGCGTGCGGCGCTGATCTGCGCGGGCTCTGGTCTGATGCTGGCGATCATGGATCAATGTCCGCGCTTGCGTTGGTGTATTGACGTCGACGCGCTCGACCGCAGCGCGCTCGAAAGGATGCCGGCTTGGGTGACGTGCATCGGCAACGTTACCGAGCTGGTGGTGATCGCTGGATGGTATTGCTCAACGAATCCGAAGCCGCTGGCGAGCGCGGCACGCGCGCTGGCGCCGTTGCGGATGCGCTGCTATGTGCAGTGTCATGGCGTTGGCGGCGATCCGTTCATTGATCTGCGGACCGCCGCCACATTGTCGGAATTAATCGATCAGGTTAATACGAGTTCTTGCGGCGGACTGAAGAGGCCAAGCTGACCTCGCATGGCGTGAAATTTTACCCGCCGCGGGTTGGCTAGAACGAACGCCCAGTGGCCGCGCGCATAGAACCGGCTCGGATGCGTTTCGACGCAATCGACAAGGTCGACAATTCCAATGATGCCGCCGGTCGGCAACCCGTTCGCTATACTGATGCGAAGCCGCTGCTCGATCGAGGCGATCGGCTCGTCGTCAAATCGCGAGCTGGCATGAATGTAAAGCGGTCCACGATATCGCGTCGGCCAGCTTCGGTTCTCAACCGGTTTGATGCCGGCAACAATGAGAGTTGCCCAAGGCTGCCGGATCGATAGCACCTTGGCGGTCGATTTGTTCGGGCTCATAATTTTGATCTCCTTTGAAAAATTTAGAAGCTGCCGAGCCTTGCTAAAGCTCGCGCCTCCTCTGGTGATATTTCATCAAGCAGCATTAATGCAATCAACATCGCGACATGATCGGGCACGGGCATTTTGCCCGCCGCCCAACGCCGCGCTGCGCGGTTGTCGACGCCAAAGAACCGCCCGGCCTCGTTGACTTGAAGCCCGAGCACGTCCATGGCCGTCCGATAGCCTGCCTCGTCCATCGGGAAAAAATCATCGAGGTCATGAGGCTTCATGGCGTCTCTAGCGGTTTGATTGACCACGTCAGACTGATGTAGACGCCCTCGTTGCCGTCGCTATCGTCATCCGATCGGAACATGACATCGATAAAGGCGCGGGCGTCGTCCTCGCTCGCAAACGGACCGATCACTCTATCGGGTATCACGACAACATATTGCATGGTTGGGGTTCCTTCCGGGCTAAGCCCTTTTGAGACAGACAGGTTGCCATTTCGGCATCGGTCAGGTTATATCAGATCGTTGCTCGCGCTTTTGGCTTGATCTCCTTTGACGCGAGGGACATTTGGGCGCGGCGTGGGTGATCCCGCCGCGCCCTTTTTTGCAACGCTTAGGTTAGGTCTTCCCAGACGTCGACCAATTCAAAGCCTTCCTCGTCGGCCGACGTGAAAGCGTGAGTGATCGGCATTGTTACTCTATCGCCATAAGCCTGCGCCGTAATGTCACTGACCACGAACAGATCGTCGGCGACGTCACGCAGCTTGCGCTCGTTGTTCTCAAGCCATTCCTCGCCGAGTCGCTCGGCCTCGTCGCGATTCTCGGCCTCGAATTCGAGTTCGATGCCGATGGCGGCGGATGCTTCGAAGTGAACCTTGAATTTTGTCATTGAATGTTCTCCTTTATGGGCGGGTCGGGTTGAGGCGGTTCTTTTCGAGCGGGCCTTTCGGCAATGGCGGCAGCTCCAGCTCGACCGGCTGGTTGCGGCTGAGGTCGATCGAACCCCAGCGCACCATGCTCCTGCCGTTGAGTTCATAGGCCAGCTTGAGCGCTAGAACCTTGGTTTGCTCGTCCGGTATCTCCGGCATTCTTTGCGCAGCCGCTGGCGCGATCATGACCAGCGGCGTGATGATGAGGAGCTTCAGCATCGCCATTCTCCCTAGACGAGATAAGCGGTGATGAAGAAAACGCCGACGAGCATGATGATGGAGGCGAATAGATAATCGTTCATGGTTTTGATCTCCTTTGAGGGTACGTTTTACAGGACTTCGACTTTCGGGCACTGAGCTGGGTTATTCTTCCACATCTCGCCCAGCGTCTGCCGCACGATGGCGGCAGCGACGTTGGGCAACGTGACGTCCTCCAGCGCAAAGCGGAGTTCGGCGGCGCGACTCTGGACAAGATTGGATAGTGCTAGCGGCGTCTCGCTGGCGCTGATGTAGGAGACGCGGCCGTCATAGCGGGTTATATAGGTTAGACCGCGCCCGTTGTCCTCACTGACGCGGATGCGATAGTTGGGAAGAGATTTCTTGCGTGTCATGGTTGATCTCCTTTGAGTGTTGTCGGTTTTAGATTTCGCATTCCTCGATCACATGCCACTCGTCGCCGTCAATGGACATGCGTTCCCAATACGTCGTGACCAGCTTGTTGTTTGGCGGACGATCCTCACTGCCATATTCGCGATCCCACCATTGGTCGCAGTAGGCAAACAACGCCGCGTTCAGCTTCTCCTCGGTGGCGTAGGCGCTGACATCGGTGCCGTGCTTGTGATCGATGACCAGAACATAAACTTTCATGCTGCTCTCCGTTTCTTGCTGATGATCGGCTGGCTGTTCTTTTCGCTCATTGCCTGCTCATACATCTCGCGCCATTCGGCGTCGGTCCGCGCCCTCCGTATCTGTCCGGGCCACGCTTGTGTCCTGGCGCGGTGTTGAGCGAGGATCGCCTTGTGAATCGCCTCGCCCGTATTGTGATCGGTGCCGCTGGCGCAGGACACGCGATGCGTTGGCAGTTCACGTTGCAGCTCGGAGCGCTGCTTGGCACGTATCGCCTTCTCGATCGCGTCGCCATAGGCCTGACGCTCGGCCTTCGATAGCGCCGCGAGTCCTTCACGGATCAGCTTGCGATATTTGGCGACGCCGGTTCCCAGTTCGGGATATGACGGGCCGCCGCCGTCATCGATTCGTTTAGCCATGATTTTTGATCTCCTTTGATGAAGTGCCGAATGGCGCTTCGAGCTTGGGTAAATTACTTCAACAGACCGAACATACGTCCGCTGCTCTCAAAGTTGGTCAGATCATCAATTTTCAATGGGGTTAGTTTCGCTTTGCCGTGCTCGGGCCGCAGAATGTAGCGGCTTGCGGTCAATATCTCGCCGTCGCGGTTTTCAGCGATGAACATCACCACTTCGCGGCGGTCGGGATGGTTGCGGACGCCCTCGCGTTTGATCTTGTCGAGGTCGAGCGGCTGACCGCTGCGGGTGTTGTCGATTATCCAGGCCTCGGTGAAGTACACGTAGTGATCAATATTCTCGATGGCGAAAATTGCCTTGATCAGCATGACGTCGGTATCCTTGTCGATGCCGGGCGTCGGGATGATCAGGCGTTTGCCGTCTGGTCTCGTGGCTTCATACATCGGCAGGATTTCGCCGGACTTGCGGAAGAGTTCTTCGGCCTTATTGGATGCGACTTTGATCAGGTCTGCGAGTCGTTCTGTCATGTTGGATCTCCTTTGAGATTTGAGTTTTAGTGCTTGTGCGTTGACCAAGTCGCGCCGCCGTCATGCGAGTGCGTGCCAGTCGCCAGAGCTTCACGACTGACGCCGCGACCGGCAACGGCTTCAGCGCGCGCAATGGCTTGCTTGGCTAATGCGGTGCCGGTCGCCATGATCAGCCGGTAGGTACAAGCATCCGATACGCCACCGCGCTCGGCATCCGTCATGCCGTCGAAGGCGATCGCCCCGGTTCGCTTGTCGACCACGATCTTGATCTTGCTCTTTCGGATCAGCTCGTCGGTAAACGCGATGATCTCCTTGACCTGGGTCTTACGCTCCGAGAGCGTCTGGTTTTTACTTTGCAAGCGGGTGTCGCAACTCATTTTCGATCTCCTTTCATACGCTCGGCCTCTGAGAGCGCGTGCAGTCGCAATACAATCTTGCACTTCATATCGTGTCGTTCGGCTGGCGACATGATGTTGTGCGTTAATTGATAACGCAGACTCTGGATTTCAGAGATGGCTAGATCCCATTCTTTGTCAGTCATGTATTGATCTCCTTTGTTGAAGTCGGGGTCTCGGCGAACCGAGACCCCGATTGGCGTTGCTTACAGTTCGAGCGCGCGCGCCGATGCCTTGATCGGCTTGACGTCATTAACGGGCGTCAGGTCGATGGCGCGGCTATCCTGTCGAGGCGTCGCGATCTCCTTGGCTTCGTCGATGTCGAGGAACGCGGTTCGGCTATCGGTCACGGTGCGAATGGCACGGAGATCGATCTCGGCCGCAGCCTGTTCGCCGGCTTGCGTGATCTTGCGAGCTGACGAACGCGCCGCATCGATCGCGAGCTGGATGCGGGCGCCAGCTTCTGGCGACAACATTTGCCCGATCGACTTGGCTTTGTTGGCGGCCTCGCGGATCGACTTGACGTCAAGGTTACGCAACCCTTGCTCCATCTGTCCAAGCAGATCGGATACTTCGCTATTGATCGCCTTCACCGCCTCGACGTCATCGGCGGCGATCTTGCCGACCATGACATAGAGCGCGACGCGGGTGAGCTGCGCCGAACGATTGAATGTATCAATCATCCGGTGCGCTTCGCGGATCGCGGCATCAAGTTCTTCCTGTGCCTTTTCAGGGCAGAGCAACCCGAATGCCGAAGCGACGCAAACGCTGTTGACGATCGATCGCGCCTTGCTGCGGGTTTCGCACGCGGCTTTGTATTCGACCGGGTCGGCGATGACGCGCGTGGTTTCCCATTCGGCAACGGACTTTCCGTCGGAGATCAGCTGCTCTTTGGTGATGTCGCGCTTGGTGTATTGCACGTTGCCGCGCACCGAGGTTTTGAACGAGACGAGGAAGCCGGGACGCAGGGTTTCGATATTGTTCGACATGATGGTGATCCTTTGAAAGGAAAAAACGGAGCCGCGGAATTGCGGCCCCGTCTGGCAGTGGCAGTTTCTTAGGTTTTTACAGATCAAGCGCGCGAACATTGCGCGCCTGTACGCTGGTTTCGGCAGCCGAGGCAGGACGCGCCCGCCCGGATGCCCATTCGCGCAGGCGAGCAATTTTCTCGGCTGCGGTCTTGCTCAACGGGACCACCGTGCGGGCGGCCTCGATCAGATCATCAGTGGTGATCGCGCGCGCATCGTCGGCGAACGCGGCGAACAACGCGTCGGGCACGATGGCGGCGATCTCGGAACCGGTAAAGCCTTCGGTGGCGGTGACGATGTCCGCCAACGCCTCCGCCTTCAGATCCTTTATGCTGCGACCGTGCAATGTGAGCGCGGCGACAAGAATCTGCAATCGCTCGGTCCGACTCGGCAAATCGACGAACCAGACTTCATCAAAGCGGCCCTTGCGTAGCAGCTCGGGCGGCAGGCTAGAGACATCGTTGGCGGTGGCGATCACGAAGGCCTCGCCTTGCCGTTCTTGCATCCACGACAGCACGGCACCCAACGCATCGGACGAAACGCCGCCGTCAGCCGATCCTGACGTCGCACCTTGCAACGCCTTCTCGATTTCATCGAACCAGACCACGCAGCGCCCGATCGCTTCAATCAGCTTGAAGACCTTGCGCAGGTTCTGTTCGCTCTCGCCGACGAATTTACTTTTGAGCGCGCCGAGATCGACGCGCAGCAAAGGCACTGACCACGCTGTCGCCATTGCCTTGGCGAGCAATGACTTGCCGCAGCCTGGGACGCCGACGAGCAACGCGCCCTTCGGAGCGGGCAGACCGTAGGCACGCGCGGCAGGGCTATAAGCTGCCTTGCGACTGTCGAGCCAGCCTTTCAGGTTGTCGAGCCCGCCGACTGCCTGCAGGCCGCCGGGAATCGGATCGTACCATTCAAGCACGCGCTCCCGGCTGACCACGCGCTTCTTTTCGGACGCAATCAGCGTCGGGTCGATCTTTCGCAATTGCACCAGTGAACGCGCATAGCAAGCTTGCGCCTCTTCACCGCTTAGACCGACCGCAGCGTCTATCGCGGCATCACGCTGGCCGTTCGGCGCGGCACTGCCACGCAGCTCGTCCGGCAGACCTTCAATGGCCGCATCGAGGATAGCGGCGATCTCGGCCCGGTCCGGCATCGGCCAATCGATCACCGTGGCGTGCCCGGCCAATTCGGCAGGCACCTCGGCTTTCGGCGAGACGACGATGATGGCTTGCGCGCTTTCACGCGGCGCGCCGGGTAGCGAGCGGGCCAGATTGCGAAGCTGACGCACGGTGGTGATGCCGATCGTGCCTTCAAGCCAAGGCGGCAGATCACGCATGATCCAAACGCCGCGCTGGCGTGCCTTGGCGAAATTGTCGATCAAAGTCAGCATGGCGCCGGGATCTTGCGCATCACGCATATCGTCGACTCGGTTACCGCTCAGATCGGTGACGCCTTGCGCCACGTCCCACATGCGAGGGACATAGCCCGCCGAGGCGGCGGCCTCGATCAGCAGACGTTCAACCCGTGCCTCTTCACGGGTGACGATCCAGATCAGCGAATTGCGGGCACGCAACAGAGCAGACACGTCAGCGGCGACCATCTGGCCGCGGGTTTTGGTTTCAGTCGTCATGGAGTGTGATCTCCTTTGAAAAAGAAAAAAGAGCGACGGCTTATTCCGTCGCTCTCTATTAGAGAAGTTTCAGCTCGTTTGTTTAGGCGTCTTCCATTTCCTCGGCCACGAAATGCATTTCCGCCCGACGCAGGATCGCGTCGGGATCTTCGCCGCGTTGCCGCGCCAAGTGCAACAGATCGGCAATCAGATCAGTGATAGCGTCGCAATCATCGGTGCGGCACTTTGCTTGAAAGGCATCAAGAGCATACTGAGCCGCGTGAACACGATCATCGTTTGTCATGCCGCCTCCCGTAGTTTCTGACGCTGCAGCATGGCGAAGGTCTTGCGCGCCTCGCTGATCGCCGATCGCACCATGTCAGGGAAGTAAGAGCTATAACCCTTCGGCTTGCAGCCATAGTGCTCTTTGATGAATTCTCGCGGATCGGCATAGATCGAGCCGCTCAGATAATCCTCGCCGAGAATGGCGCCGGTCTCGCGATGCGTCACGCGAATCCGCGTCGTGAAGGCGATCAACAGCCCGTCGTCGAGCTGCTGCTGGATCTCGCCGCTTTCGTCGTCGCCGTCGTACTGATAGCCGCATTCGTGTTCAATGCTGCAATCGATCGTGAAATTGGCCGTCTCGAATTTCCAGATGCTAAACATCTGTTCTTGCCGCCACGTCATTGTAGTTCCCCTTTCCGGGCTAGAGCCCATGAGCTGTCAGTGAAACAATACGAGATAGAACAGGAAGGCGAACGCCAACCCGGTACCGATGCTAGCGCAAGCGAGGTGAGCCAGCGCGGTATCGCGGTTCGCGTCTACAAATTTTTCAGCCATGTGACATTTTCTTTCCGGGCTAAGCCCATGAGATGAAATTTTAGAGCGACGTCTTGACGATCTCGGAGGCGATATCGAGGGCGGCAAGCCCGCCGTCATACCAGCCCTCGACATATTCACGAGCGCACAGCATCTTGGTCCGGCGCTCGTTATCGTTTGAGTAACTCCAGCCACGCAGCTCAATACCGTTGTGCGTGACTGTGATCTCGCCATGATCGTTATCGGTCACGGTGAGCTGATTGCCTTTGATAGCGGTCTTCATTTCTTTGCTCCGTATATTTTGCGAAAGACTTTCTTGAGGGCGGCGATTTCCTTTTGCTTGTTAGACATTGAATCAATTCACCGGCCGTGACGGTCGCATGAATTCTTCCAACAATTTGCGCATACGTTCTCGATCAGCGAGACGCTGCTTTTCTGCTTCTGACATTTGTTTGATCTTTCCGGGCTAAGCCCATGATTGATGCATGATTGCATCCCGTCGCGCTTCTCTCTGACAGAAGCGCGAAAGGCTGAAATCGTTTTCCTTACTGCGATCGATGCAATGTTGACGTGCCTCGCCTTGCTCTCTGTGGCTGCGGTGCGGGCGTTGTCAGGGAAAGCGCTGATCGGTTCGGGGAAAATTCAGCGATAGGGCTAGATCACGAAGCGACGGAGTAGGCGGACTTTGTCTTGTCTGACGTCATATGCAATTGCGCGACTGGGCGTCTATGCGGTGACCGCAAGTTTCAAAGCCCGGCAGTTGCCGGCTTTTTGTGGATCTAACAATGTCAAACAGCGGGGCTCTTTTCTGAGCGCTTAGTTTTATTGGTACGGCGAGCTAGCTAGATGCGACTAGGCGCGACGCTAGAACGCGGTTCACGGAAGCAACGTGCTTCGCTGTGCGCACAGCGGAAGCGGCTGTGCGCACGGCGAAACAAGCTACAAGCGAGAGTGAGAGAGAGAGCATTGAGAGCGCTTCTGGGCTAAGCCCTTGAAGAGTGAAGTAGAGACGCACGGAACCCACTCAAAAGTAGCTTTTTCGAGCGTATGGCGAAAGCACTAAGATAAGGTTAATAACCTTGCATTATCAATAGCTTACATGGGTATGTGGATAACATCGTCGGGAAGTGCTTGAAAACAAGCGAATCCCGAGGATGTCAGGCACGGACATACAACCCCTGCTGCGGATATAGCGCATAGCGTGTGTATTGTATGACGAACAACCCACAATATGCATCGTATCAATATCTGTACAAGACGAAGGGCTGGCAGGCACGCCGGCTGTGGCAGCTTCGACGTGAACCGTATTGCCGTATGTGCCACACCATGCAACGCAGGCAGACCATGGCCACGGTCGCCGATCACATCGTGCCGCATAAGGGCAATCATCAGCTGTTCTGGGATCGCAACAACCTGCAATCGCTTTGCATGGTGCATCATGGCGAGAAGATACAACAGGAGAAGGGTGCACCGGTGCGGATCGCCGTCGACGCGGACGGCTGGCCGTTGATATAGGGGGGGGAGGGTGAAATTTATTTCCGCCGTGGGGCGGAAAGAGCGTGGGGGAA